CATCATGTACCAATTTCCATCTGCGACTGTTGGATACATTTTTTGAGAATCTATATCTATTAAAAAAGAATATTGACCTTCTAGGTTTAAGTGATATCTTTCGTCGATATCACAATGGCTCATATAGCAGGTTCCGTGTTTTAATTCTATAATCCTCGCTTCTCCTAATGGAGTGGGCAAAACATTTAGAATAGTTTCCCAAACAGTATTTTTGAATTCTTCTTTGATTTCCCACGGATCGTAGAAAAATCTACCGGTTGGTTGATTAATGCTCAATCGAAAATCTAATTGAGGCGTAGATTTTTTTGCTTGATCAACTATCTCTAGTGGTACGAAGAATGGAGTTTTAGTTATCATGAAATATTTATATGCTACTATTATAGGGTAAATATTTCACTATACTAGGTATCCGATGTTATTTGATTTTTCCGAACTTAAAAGCATACATGTTGAATTAACAACTCGTTGTCAGGCCAGCTGTCCTATGTGTGCAAGAAACTATCGTGGTGGATTGGAAAATCCTAACCTTCCGTTAGACGATATTACCTGCGATGATTTTAAGAGGATTTTTACTTCGGAAGTGTTAAATCAAATAGAGCATATCTATTTCTGCGGTAACTTCGGAGATCCGATACTATCCAATCATCTCCTACCTATCGTTGAATATTGTAAAATTGTTAATCCAGAAATCAGCCTCGGCATACATACCAATGGCAGTGCTAGAGATAAAAAATGGTGGAGAGAGTTATCTAAGGTAGTTCCAAAAAATCACTGTGTGCATTTTGCACTAGATGGGTTAGAGGACACACATCATTTATACCGAGTTGGAACTAGCTTTGAAAAAATAATAGATAATGCCAAAGAATTCATCGCCGGCGGTGGCAAAGCAGAGTGGGTATTTTTATCTTTTAAACACAACGAACATCAGACCGAGCAGGCAAGAGACCAAGCCAAAGAATTAGGGTTCGCGTATTTCAATTTAAAATCCACCAGTAGGTTTTTAGAAAAACCTTGGATTGATGTGTTAGATACCAACGGCAATATCACTCATAGAATAGAACCTCCGACTGAACATCAAATTTCTTTTGTACGCCCTGAAGTCATAAAAGAATATAAAAAAATTACAGAATCTGCTGTTGTTGACTGTAAAATTAAAAAAGATAAATCTCTATATGTTGATGCCTTTAAAAAACTTTGGCCTTGCTGCTGGATCGGAGCCATTCCGTATTCTTATACACGAGAGACAGAATTGTCTTATCAATACTACGATAATCAAAAAAAAGCATTAGAAGAATTAATTGAGTCTATCGGTGGCATAGACGTTATAGATTTAAACAAAACCTCGATCAAAGATATTTTAAAAAACGAAAACTGGCAGAATACATGGGACAAACATTGGGAAGAAAAAAAATTGGCAACCTGTGCAAAAATATGTGGGAACTTTGATCAAAAAGTTTTAGCAAAACCCAGTGAACAATTTATTAAAAAAGAAATGTTAAATGGATAAAATATTTTGGTTACAGCCAGCAGATACTAAATTGGGTCATTGGCAGCGAAAGATCTCTGAATTATCCAACAGCCAAACTTTTTGTGTTCTTCCTTGGATACACTTTGCCACAAGACCCAACGGCGTCATGAGACTGTGCTGTAATTCTAACAGCAGTGGCGCTGGCTTCGATCATGAAATTGGATTAGTTAAAAACGAAACAGGGCGACCTGCTAACTTTGGTACAGAAACTCCTATGAGTGCTTGGAACAATGAGTACATGAGATCTGTTCGTACTACGATGATGGAAGGAAATATTCCCAGCAGTTGTAACAAATGCTTTGATGAAGAACACAAGGGTGTGGTATCAAAACGTATGTGGGAAACCGGAACCTGGGTAGAAGATGGTATAGACATTCCTGAGTTAATTGCCCAAACCCAAGAGGATGGTACAGTTCCGGAACAGTTAGTTTATCTTGATCTACGATTAGGTCACACCTGCAATTTAAAATGTATCATGTGTAGTCCACACGATAGCAGCCAATGGGTGGGTGATCACAAAAAAGTATTTCCATTGTTTCAGCATTCTGAATTAAAAACGCAGATGTCGTGGGATAAAAAATCCTTTAATAATTTCTGGCACGAAAATCCAGACTTCTGGAAAGAGATGTATGCACAGATTCCCAATCTAAAACAAGTATATTTCGCCGGTGGCGAACCATTAATGATCCGTGAACATAAATGGTTCCTTGAAGAAATTATCCGTCAAGGATATGCAGACAAAATTCTTATACGTTACAATACAAATGGGCTATTGGTAGATGATGAAATTATTGACCTATGGTCCAAATTTAAAAAAGTCAAAGTTGGATTTAGTATTGATGCTGTTGGTGATCGCAATTGGTACATTAGATATCCCAGCGAGTGGGCTATAATTGAAAAGAATCTTCATAGATTAGATAACACTCCAGACAATATACACGTTAGTATTGCCACAGCCATACAGGTTCTAAATATCAAACACCTAGCAGATTTTGCTCGTTGGAAGGTAATACAGAATTTTAAAAAGATCAACTTTGGTAATGTTACCGGAGGTATACAAGCTGGCGGCGGTATTTTCAACATGCACCTATTGTACATTCCTACTTTCTTGAGTATCAGATGTTTGCCTGAATCAGACAAACAAGAAGTACGCAGAAGTTTTGCTGAGCTTGCTAACTGGTTACATGAAAATTATAGACAGGATGAGGATTTCTGGAAACATAATCCGTATGGGTGGAAACGTTGGCAAGCAGTATTAGACTTCATGGATGCCGAAGATCATACTGATCTGTTGCCTGCTTTTAAAGAATACATCAATGTTATGGACTCTCAAAGAAAATTAAACTTCAAAGAAACATTTCCAGAACTAGCACATTTAATATGAAAAAAATAGTTAAAATAGATTCTAATATTTCCAGTGACTTTCTTAGAATAGAATTATTTTTAAGCAATGTCTGCAACTATAGTTGTTGGTATTGTTTTCCTGGTTATCACGAGGGTGATAGTAAGTGGCCAAAGTTAGAAACTATAGTTGATAATCTGTCATTTGTGATAGAATACTACAAAAGAACTCTTCAAAAAAAGAAAATAAATCTACATATAATCGGCGGAGAACCTACGCTATGGAAAGACTTCGGCGAATTTGTAAAGTATTTTAAAGAAACACACGATTGTATAATCAGTATTAGTTCCAACGGTTCGAGAACTCTGCGGTGGTGGGATGAATACGGACATTTCATAGATCATGTTATGTTAAGCTGTCATCATGAACGAGTTGATCCTAATCATATTAAAGAGATAGCAGATCTACTGTATACCAAAGATGTGACAGTAAACGGAATGGTGTTGATGGATCCGTTACATTGGGAGAAATGCCGAAATATCGTCGAATCTTTAAAGTCAAGTAACTACTATTGGCCTATTACCTGTTTAGAAGTACACCACGATACATTGAGTTACACCCCAGAACAAAAAAAATATCTAAGAAAATCTATAAAGAGATACCCGGAAATAAATTACTGGCTCCGATGCGAGAAACTTCCTAGAGCCAAACCTACTGTTTATTATGATGACGATACCAATGAAACTGTAGAAAGAAACTGGCTGTCATTAAACAAAAAAAATTATTTTACAGGATGGGAATGTGATATAGGAATAGATACTTTTTTCATAGATACAAATGGGAATATGAGAGGAGGTTGCGGCGAAACTTTATATAATTTAGATTATCATTTTAACATCTATGACGATGATTTTTTAGAAAAATTCAATCTTAAGATTGTTCCTACTATATGCAAAAAAACAGGAGTATGTGATTGCCAGCCAGAAACAAATTCTAGAAAAAGATATTTAGAAAGTTCAAAAAACTTTATTCCTATAATTTCTGTTTAGACAAAGGAATATCTGCAGCACAGGTACACCAGTCTCTTGTGCATGTAATTGATTCAATCGGAGAAATAAATGTTCCAGTGTAAATATTGCCTAGGCCGCCACCAACTCTGCAAGTAGCGCGATGTACTTCTCCATCCCAATTTATCATAAGACTTTCTAGGCCTGCATTGCAGCTCCAACCCTTAAATTGATTCAGATGTTGTTTTATTACATCATTAGCATGCATGATTTTTGAATCATCTATTCTACAATTTGGTTTTGCTGTAGCATCATGATTTAGAATCCATTGAAGATCTTCACCGTCATATTTTAAATCATCGAAAACATTATGATCGCCTTCGGTCCATCGAATCCTACGAACAGCATATTTGATTCCGATCTCATTAAATTTTTTCACAACAGTTTTCACGTTGTGCATATGTTTGTGGTGCGCCATAACATTAACAAAAAACTCACGTTCTGTGCTGTCATAGAATTTTAAAATTGTATCAAATATTCGAGTCCAATCTTGTTCAAAATGAAGACTGAAAACTACATGATTAAAAAATATTTCGTTTTCTAAATACCATCTGTATCCTCTGGTACCGTTCGTGGTTAAATTTACCCAGTAAATATTTTTGCGTTTAAAATATTCAAGCAGATCCTCTATGTCTGGATGCACACATGGTTCCCCTCCTGTGAGGCTGATACGTAAAGGTTTACCTATTTCACACAGTTTATCTACTGCTTTCTCTAAAAGATCTATACTGGTGTGCGGACTAAAATTATCGTGTATTTCAGCAGGACAATAACTGCAATCATAATTGCAGCGTTTACCTAAGTTCCATTCTATCTTAAGTTGATCTTGATGCGGCCAAGATGAAGTGATCTTATACATAATCAGTAAACTCCGGCACAGCTTCTATTAGACTTTGATTTCTTGTGACATCTAATCTACGATTAAATTCTAAGAAATCCGGCCATAGATGACTCTGATCCTTGGCCTGTAAATAATTTACATTATCTTTAATCTGTTGTTGAGTAATTTTTTCCAAGATAGGATATTTTTTAATGTTGGGAAATTTATGAACTCTGTCTGCCACAGACTGCAATCTGCTGATAGCCAAGTCTTTTAATTCCTGCGGTAAGACCTGCGCCGATAACACGTTAGGATAACTCACACGATGACTGTAGAATACTATATTCATTTCGTTTATAAAATAATCTATACACTCAGCAGCCTGTAAGATATTACCGGCCTGTGCGGTAAATGCGCCAACCACTCTGCTAACATTTGGTATTGTCTGTATTTCTTTGATATTCTTTTCAACCTCTGAAAAATTGCTGTTGGTGCGAATATGATTGTATACATCGTGTATGCCATCGAGACTAACATTTACCGCAACAGACTGAAAATATGGCCAATAATCATGAATCGTTCTACCTTTGCTAATGCCTAAGGTAGTGCCGTTGGTAGCATATTTAATTTCTATATTTTTACCATACGGTTTAAGCATATCAAGGATTCGATAATGCTGTGGATCCATTAATGGCTCGCCACCTGCAAACTCCACTCGTCTAAAATGAGGCAATAACTTCTCGAAACTAGACCACCAATTATCTGTGTTTTCAAAACTGTCTAAAAAGGGTTTGCGTTCTAAATTTAATTTAATAATTTTGTCAGGTAAAAAATTACCCTCTTTGTTATAAAGATCTTTAACTTCACTCCAATCGTTCCATGCTGTGCTATCCATAGGATGACACATACGACATTTGAGATTACATAAATTATTCAGTTTAATTTCCATGGTAGGAATTTCAAATGGCATGGTATAATTGTCGTTTAACTGATCGAGAGCCTTGGGATATAAGTTAATACGGGCTTCGGGAATTATACCGTTGATGTGTCGTTGACGCAGGCTTTCTACTCCTTGATCTTCTAGATCAAAACAGGGCTTACATACTTCGGGACGCTCACCACAAAGTACCTGCCTACGCACTTCACGCATAGAATCATTGTTCCATATTTCTTCTAGACTAGACTCTTGTATAAAACCAATCGGGGCACTGCGACAACAGACTTTTACTGCACCATCTTCTCTAGTGGCAAGTCCGGTAAATGGATGCATGCAAAATGTTTTACTTTTCATTTAGTATTCTTAAAATATTGTAGGCAGTCAATTTATTTGATTCGACTCCTGGATGCCCATCTTTAACCTTGTCCACCACGATAAATCCTTCTTCAAAAAAATCATCAATAATTAATTCTTTAATGACATGGCTTTTATATTCAGACACATCAAACGGATAATGAAGATGATTGATTTTTTTAGATTTTAAAAAAAGCCCAGCATGATGTATGCATAACCATGTTTTATACACATAGTCTTTGATTGTAATTTGCGATTCCCATGCTTTATTGCTATTGGTTGTCCAAAATCCTAGTCTGGTTCGCTGAGATATAAATTTTAACCAACTATCGAATCTAATATCTCGTATACAATGGGTCCACATCACTACCACAATGTCGTCCGGTTGAAAATTAAAAGTTAAAATATTATATAATATCTCAGTGTTACTAGAACCAGGAAAACTAACATTAATCAATTCTAATCCTAACTCGTCACTTAATATTTTAGTCCAACTAAGTTTACTAGGCGCTTTGGGGTTTCGTAACAAATTAAGTTTAACATCCGGTAACCCTTCACCGTAGGTATAAGAACATCCGAAAGTAATCAATCTTGACATGCTATTGCCCACTTTCTTTCTTTACACCAAAAACATTTTCCACACACAGGAACGTTCTGATAAGGCCTATACGTTTTATAATTTAAATCTTCGACTTCACCTTCACAACTTCTTGTATTTTCCAATAAATCTTCTAATCCTAATCTATAGTATTGTTTTACGATCCAACTTTTTTCAATAAATCTAAAAGGATGTATAGCCCACCGATCCATGTGTTTCATTAAAACAAGATGTCGATTATCATCATTAGGGTCGATATCTCTTTCAACCATTCCGAAAAAATCAACACCTGTAGGATTTCTTGTTACTGCGTTATAGTGTGCGTCAATATCATACGTATGACAAATATATTCAGCGAATCCTCGTATTTGTATATTGTCCCCGCTTACCTTTTTGCCGTATTCGTCGATGAGAGACGGACCTGTAACAGCATATTCGAGATCGGGAGATATAAAGTTTGTGTGTCTTTCAAACTTTATTTTTTTAAAATCTTGTATTAACCAATTATAAATTTTAAGACTATCGTATTTTTGCCAAGGTTTAGTTTTCCAACATCTAACATGACTTATAATATGAATTGTTATATGTTCTAAATTTTTTTCTCTGATATGATCGCAAAGTAGATAGGCTAAAAGTGTACTATCTGCACCTCCGCTAAGACTGACAGCTATATTTTTCCAACCGCTGTCAAAAAATATTTCAACACCATCGATCTTAATCATTTTTTGCCTATTATCATAAATCGTTTATAGAGAGGCAACTCTAGTTCTCCGGCCCATATAGCATCGATGTTACACTGTTTTTTAAATTCATCTAAACTGTTAGCTATCCTAACATGCTCTGGAATGTTATAGTTATTACTTTGTAAAACAAATAGACTGTTATGCGGCATGCCCGACAGCCATAAATCATACTGTTCTTGTGTGATATGTTCACAACTGGTATTGATGATAACGTCGGCATCGCTACGAATAGCACACATATCTGCGGTGACTGCACGAAACTTGCCAACCATCTCTTCTATCTTGTTCATGTTAACGGCAATAGGTTCGCATACGGGATCTATGTCAATGCTACGAATATTGACTACAGGGACATCACTCTGAAACAACATGCTGGCTAGTACTCCGACCCACCCGCCGTGTATGTCTATGGTCACAAATTTATTCACATGTCGTCTTAGATTTTGAATCAGCCACTCTTTGCTTTTCAGTTGGCCGCTCCAAAACGCATCCATGGTTCGCATAGGATCGGGGCTCTGTCGTATGGCCTGCATCCAGTGATGCAGATGTTCGGTGTTTATTTGCATTTTGGTATTTTTGAATCGGCAGAACTCACACAGCTAGAAGTAATACATTTAGTCGGTTCATTGAATAATGTAAAACCATCTTCAAGAGTTCCTAGTGGCAGATCGTGACAGCTGTAACTTCTCTTGACCTCATTACCTCTTATTATAACACTTTGATACCCGCTATTACAACTCCAACCTTGAAATTTGTTAAATCCAAATGAGTTAAAGCGTTCGGCCTGATCAAATAAATGTTCAGTCCCATCTTGTTCATACAGAGCTATCTGATAAATTTCTTCTCCTTGTGCCTTCTGTGCAAAACCTGTCTGCATGGCCTGGATCATTTCATCAGTGTAGCCACTGACAATATGACTTGCAGTAGGATCACTCTGTGGTTTCAGAGTGACGTTTATACCTCGTTGATGAAACCTTTCACAGCGATCATACAGTTCCCAAAACTTCTCAGGAACCATTACTTGATTTACTGTAACATGCACTAGTTCATGGATCAACTGAAGACACTTATCTCCGAATTCTTGCTCCTTGGCGAACTCGGCATGAAATGATGCGGTAATACTCCGACGTTGCAGCATGTCTGTATTTGAACACCAGGTATTCCACCATTTGGATCCTGGTGACAGATTAGTGGTCATATGTATGCTTTGGTATGGAGATACTGCGTCCTGTTGTAGGTGCTTGACTAAATCATTCAAATGTTTGTAGGCCGTAGGTTCCCCTCCTGAAAAACTCCAATGGAATTGATCGAAGCCATTTAGTTTGGCCTGGCGTTTGATTTCGTCAATGGTCGAGGTGTAGGTTTCTAAACTCTGATGATCGATTCGATCTGATCTAGCATAGGGCCAGCAATAGGAACAGTTGTAGTTACAGAATCTGCCCAGTATCCAACTCACAGAAAACAGTGGACGGCCTAGCATGGTCCTTTGCCCAAAACGCACAATCTCGTGAAACGGAATCTTTTGAAAGTCTA